CGTGGTGTCCGTGGAAGTGATGGCTCCGTCCAAGACCGAACTCGTCGGATTAACTTCCCCAGAGAGGCGCTGAACCCAGACTTGAATTGGACGAGCTTGTTGAAGCTTGTTTGGAATAGTGGCATAGGTAGAAACACTAATACGCGTAATTGTTAGGTCCGCTTGAGTGGACGCAGTGTTCTGCCCAGTGCGAATGACCTGCTCCATCAAGTCAATCGTGTCTAACGGCAGCGCATAAGTAGACAAACCCGGGGTCAGATTGATGAAGCCCTGCTCCATCGTCCACATGTTGATCCCCTTTGACTGCCACTCGATGGTCATCAAATTCATCGAACGACGAGCTGTACGCAGGTCATAGCCAGAACGCATCTCCCGACCGGCACGCTCCCATGCTTCCTCGGCAATCTCCGTGAAGTCCATGTTAAATAGGGTTGTGCCGGTAGTGGTCATCTAAATCCTGCCGTTTTCTTTGCAATCGTTTTGGGCTGTGCCACAAACTGTTTACCCTTGGCCTTGCCAGCACGTTTAGCCTTGGTGGTGGCTGCGTACTCAGCAGGGCTGAGAGATTTAATAGCTTTCTCAGGTAAATACCGCTCACCCGTCTTGCTTGACGGCTTGCCAGACTTTGTGCGCCATTTCTGGTCGCCCCAGTCCTTGAGCGATTTCTGAGGAGCTTTCAATCTCTGTAGCCTCCGCCAGCTTCCTTGTACTTCTTAGCCACAAGCTGCGCTTTTCTCGCGCTCCACTGACCTGCGTTGGTACCATGCGTTGCTGCGGCCTTAACCTGAGACACAATCCGCTTGCGCAAATCAGGCTTGGTGTAGTTGCCAGCTTCATTGACTTTACCGCCATCCGCCATGTCGTGGCACTTGCAGCCAACTTTGCCGCCCTCAGCGTATTGCGTGAAGTCAGTGTCGTCCCGGCGTGCCTTACGCACGCCCTTGGGCATTTTGCTGGGAGATACGGCTCCCATCCCCCGGCTAGACATCATGGTCTTAGCAGGCGTAACCGCCGCCCATCATTTTAATCATGGTGCCCTTGGTCTTGCCCTTAGTAGCGCAACCATCCGCACGGCGAGAAGCGGTGCCGCCCTTAGCCAGTTTGGTCATAGCTTCGCCCTTGTGCAAGCGGCCTTCGTGTTTGTTCACGGCCTTCTGCATCATGGATTTGTCCATCTTGACGTCTTCGTGTTTCATATCACCACCCTTGGAAAATTTCTTGCCTTTATCGGCAGTTGCATACTCTTTGCCCACGGACTGTGGGACGCCTACTTTTTTGGCAAACGCTGGATTGTTTGCCACCGCTTCCATGAAATTGTGTTGTTTTTTGGAACTACTCGGCATTTGATTTACCTTTTCGACCAAGAATATTTTGGACCGTTTCGGTCTCCCAGATGCGGATGCCAGTCCACACAATTGTAAATACGGCTGCAATTGATGGCAACATTTCCACTAGCGTTCCTACGACAGTAATTATCGACAGTGCATCAACAGCGTGCTTAATCGTTTCGTGGTTGTCGGTCATCTCAGCAATTCCACGCCCGCAGGCTCTTGTTAATACGTGAGTTCGGGTCTTTGGCGGTCTTGGCGCTGGTCAGCTTCTTCTTCATGCCGCTCATTCGAGCGCAAAAAGAGTCGCGGCGTGAGCCGCCCTCGGGTTGAGGGGCCTTCAGTCCCGGCTTGCCGGGGTTTGCTTTGTTGTAGGAGGCACGGCCTTTGGCGTTCAGACCGCCCTTTTCCGATTTGCCTTCCTTGCGCTGCCATGCTGGAGACTTAGCCATAGAACACCACCGCTGTTAAACCTGCGCCTGTAGTTACAACAAGACTTGTCGAGCACAAGACGCCTTCGCCCGGAATCCAGATGTCATCCGAAGCTTGCCCGGCAACCGTGAACGTGAACAGTGTTGTTGCGCCATCTTTAATTGCAATGGTAGAAGCCCCTGACGAGCTGTACCAAATGCCTTTAAACCGGGCACGACCGTTGTACACAGTCGTAGTTGCGCCAGCAGCGCAATCTTTACCCATCACATCTGTCTGCATCATAATTAATCTCCTGTAATGCGGGGGCCTAAGCCCCCAAGATCAATTAAATTTGACCAGCAGCTTGGTACATCGTGCCGTCAGAATTACGGACAACGTAGTTGATTACCAACGTACCAGCGCCATTTGTAGATGCACCTTGAGCAACCGTATAGGTCACCAATTTATCTACGGCACCGATGTTAGACCACAATGTAGCTACGGCATCAGAAGCCACTGGAGAGAAAGTAACCAAACCTGCATCGGTCACGGTGGTGGCACCAGTGATAGCTGTACCAGCCAAAGACAAAGTGATTGTCGTGGCCGCGTCAAACGCATCGGTAGTGATGAATTGCAGGCTCACAATACGTGAACCAGCGGGGATAGAAAAAGCAGTAGTGGCGTCAGCGTCGTTATAAGCAACGGCTTTGTCTTGAGAAACAATAGTTGCGCCAGTGTTGCGAACGTCAGCGGCAGCAGTGCCAGTTGTATAGCGGGTTGTGCCGAGCAGCCAAGGGCCGAGGTGAGTAGCGATTCCCATGATGGATTCCTTACATACAAGTTAGGTGCATCAATCGGTATGTCGTCTGCCGGGACAGTTTGATACACCGGAAAGCCCGGTTGGTTGCAATATATCATGACGATTCTGGTGGTGCAACAATATTTTTCATTTGTTCTACGGTTACCCCCAAATACCGAAACCATAACCCCGCGTGTGGCCCCTTTTTAAGCGGAGCATCGGCTACTAATGCGCGTCGCAACGTAGGCATCTTCAATCCGTAGTGCATTAGCGCGGCGGTCAAACTGGCAAACTCAGTATTGCTGGTAATTTCGATAACACGTTTACTTAGTTTTGCTTTTGCCTCTTCGGTATGTGTGCGGCCCGTCCAATGCAGATGGCTTCGACCCGCCGCTATGTTGGCTTTAATTTTTGCTTTACCTTCTTCGGAAACTTTGCGGCCCGCAGCTTTGGGTTTGCCCCGCTGTGCCTTACCAATCTTGGCGCGAACCTCCGGGCTAACCGATTTCCCGTATCGATAATGCGCTTCCCCGGCAGGGGCCGTTCTGTTTGCGCGTATCCGGGCTTTTGTTATTTCGGAATGCGTTTGCCCAAGTCGCGGTTTGTATGCGTCAATGTTTATGTTGTAGCAATCGGGCTGCCCAACGCACCGCATAAGATATGTGTTTTCAATATCAAACGATTCTCGCCCTACGGCTACTTCTTCAAGCACTTCAAAGACAAAAGCGTCCGCGCCGTACTTATTCCATGCGGCTTGCAGACGTGGGTTTTTATGCGTGCCTTTTTTAAGGTCGTATTTGTGTTGCCACTCGCGGCGAGCAAAAGACTCTGCACTTCCAATGTAGTACTTACCATTGACCATGTTGGTGATTTGATAAATGACTGCCATGTTATAACTCCAAGGAACGTTAACGAGGATTGAATTATAACACTCTTTTGCTTTGTAACACAACAAAAATAAAAAAGGAGGCCGAAGCCCCCTTGAAACCCGCATAAATGCTGGTTATGCGCCGGGTGAACCGAAGATACCGAGCGGATCGCTGACGCCGAAACTGTAGCGTTCGCGGGCTTTGTATCTCACGTTACCCGTATCGAAATCACCGTCCATTCCAGTAGCCATAGGAGTACGAACGAAGTGCTTCAAGCCGTTAGGCACGTCTGTCAACAGGAACCAAGCGTTGGTGTCTGTCAAGAAGTGGTTTACGGTGTAGCCTTCAGGGATAGAACCGTTGTTCTTCAATGCGTTGATGTCATTGTCGTTTGTACCAACACGCAATTCTGTTTCCAGCAAACGTGTAGCAACGAACATCAGTGAAGGAGGAACAACCAACTTCTTGGGTTTAGCAGCGATCAGCAAGCCGCGCTCGTCTGTCCAAGCAGCGATCTGAATCACAGCGTTTTCCAACGATGTTTCATTCAAATCAGCGCCAACGGTAGGACGATTGCTGTTAGTGCCGCCGGAGACCAAGGGGTGTGCTGTGGAGCACAAAACTTGACCGTCGCCGTATGTTGGGCCGCCAGTGAAGGCGTTGTTCAACACATAAGCAGCTTTAACTTGCTTGGTGTAAGCCATACCACGGGCCAAAGCCTTGGTATAACGTGAAGACAAGCTGTCGTACAAGTTATCTTCCACGGCTTCCTCAGTGATGGAGAAACCCATCGCGATTGTTTCGTGTGTATAACGTGCAGTCCATGCTTCTTGTGCGTTGTCATAAGCGATGGCTTGGCCCTCGTTCTTGACAGGTGCAGCAGAGAAACCAGACAGTTTTGTCTCTTCTTCAAAGCTACGCTCAGATGTCTCTGTTTCGTAGATTTCTTTGTGCTCTTCGCCGTATTTAGCGTATTCCAGACCGAACAAAGCGTTCAAACCGGGGAGCAACTCTTTCAATAGTTGTGCGCGTGAAATAGCCATGGTAAGTTACTCCTTAGATACCGGTTGTGTTGTTATACGAATGGGTATTGATCTTGACGATCATTTCCACATACGTAGTTGTGCTGGTTGCAGTCTCGGGCACAACGTCAATGATACGGATAGGATAAGTAGCCGTATCAGCGGTAGTGTCGTCAATTGCTTGAGCTGAATCACCAGTATTTGCATTACCAGAGTTCAAAATCACAACTGCGTTTTGGCCCACAGCAGCACGAGTCAAGGTAGCAATGGTAGTGCCAGAAGACACAACAGCCACTTTAAACAAAGCTGTAGGATCATCAACAACATAAGCCACAACGTTGGTCACGCCAGATGCGGGAGCATACTGAGCTTGAACTGTTTGGCCCATAGAGTTAGTGTACTGAACGCCGACGCAAACGCCCAAGCATTGAGGAGCAGCAGTGCCGTCCGCAACAACTTTGCATTTACCGCTGGCAAGCAGTTCAACGAGATCGCCATCATAGACAGCGCCGGAATCGACTGGGATCAGTCGTGTAGAACCCGCATAGGGATTTCCGCCAATACGATTGACTGGTTGGAAACCATAAGGGGCTGAAACGGTAGGGTATGCCATTTAAGACTCCAAAAAAATTTACTGACCTTTACCGAAAGTGACTTTTGAGCTACGTTCTTTGAACATAGGCATCCGTGGGTCGTTCTCTCGCATGTAGGTGTTGTCTACGGAACTCATCTGAGCGTCTGCCTGTTTACGGTAGTACTCATTACGTTGTTCTGTAAACTCCACAGGTGTTTTGCAAAGCAACAGACCGCCTACTTCCACACAGTCTGGGAACTTCGGATTTGAAGAACCAAACAAGCGGATTTCGGGATGGTCGGCAGCCCTGACGGGTTCCCAGCCTTCGCGTAGTTTTCCAGAAATGTTCGTGGCGTCGTCTTTACCTAGCGAGCTGATCCTGATCCAGCGGTACGCATAACCCGGCTCCGGAGTGGGGTCAGGTAGAAGTTGAGGGGGCATCCATTGTTTTGGGCGCTCCATCTTTTCGCGTGTCTCAAGGTCGCGTGATGCGCGGGCAACAGTCTTTTCCATTTTCATTTCCTCATTTCTTCAGCAACCTTACGGGCGTACAGTTCCAATGGAACTCCCAACCGCTTGGCGATATTCACCTGTGTCTGCGTAAGCACGATTTTGCGCGGTGCTGTACTACGCGTTGCAGGTGCAACAACGTTGGATTTGGTTCGCTGAGGTTTCGCATCAGCGGGTTCGTCGGCTCCAAACTGGTCGGCAAACCTTTCTCGCATGTCAGTGTCAATACGTTTGTAGTACTCTTCACTGCCTGCCTGAATCCCTTCCCCTACCAAGTCCTCGTGTAAACCGAGGGCATATGCTGTCATCCGTTTGTTGGACCCAAACCACTGATTTTTGTCCTGCCATGCAAGCAGTTTTTCGTCCACGGGTGCAGCTGGTTGAGGCTGTTGAGCGATTTGTACAGGAGTTTCTGTCTCCTGTAAAGGGGTAGGACGGAAATTATTTACTTTCTCCGCTTTCATCTTGGCCGCAGTAAGCGCTTCTTGTGCGTTTACCAAAGCGTCAGAGTCTCCCGCTTCGTAAGCTTCTTTATATTGGCGTTTGGCAACTTCAAGCTCGTTAGCCACTACTTTCTTGGCTTGTTCCAGCAAGGCTGTCTGATTCTGGTTAACAGAACCCTTCAGTTTCTTGTTTTCTTCTGCCAAGGCTTGGGCAAAGCGCAAGGCTTCGTCCTTTTCACGCTGCGCCGTCTCTTTGGCACGGCGCTCGTCGTGGTAGCCCTTTGTAAAGTGCTTGATGCGCTTTTGTACGCTCTCGTCGTATTTGGACAACTCTTCATCCGTCACCTCTTTGGGAGGTTCAGTCATGGGCTTGCGTCCACGATCTTCAGCGGGGGTGTCGTCTACAACTTCAATCTCGGGTTCGGCGGCAACTTCAACCTCAGGCTCGGGTTCTACAACCTTACCGCCCTTGCGTGGGTTTGCTTCCGCTTCATCGGGAAACTCAAACTCCGTTTGTTCAACATTTGGTGTAGCCATGGTTACTCCTTAGTTAGGGCGCTGGATACCGCGTGGGTCTTGCACAACAGCCTGAACAGAATCGTCGTTAATTAAGCGCCACTCGGTGCCATGAATCTTCATGCGGGTGCCGGTATTAGGACGAACCAATACAAAATCGCCTACTTTGCAGCTTGGGCCAGATGGGAATCTGGTCGTGTCTTTGAACGCATCCGGTCCAATCTTGGCCACAAACAGCACGGGGGAGAGAAGCTCCTCGTGGTAAATAGCCGTAGCGGACTTCAAAATGCCAGTTTCGCTGAACTCTTCTTCAGCTTTGGGCAACATACACAGCAAGTGATACGTTGCGGGATCAGGCACTTGTTTAGCTTTTTCTTCAGTAGAGGTATTGAGCACCCCACTCAAGTCAACAGCGCCTACATCAAATTTATCCATCTTCATATTCCTTTGTTTTACGCACGAGGTCAGCAATTTCCATCTGTGCGGTCTGCAGACCTCGGATAACCCCGCACAGTTCTTTGTAATGCTCGTGGGATTTAGCTCCACCAGCACTGACAACGTCGACCATCTGCTTGACGTGATCTTCAAGCTTGCTGTTTAAGATTTCAAGCAGAGTGGCCATCATTCATCCTTTGTTTCAAGCGGTTTGTCGTTCATCTTCTCCGCAGCCATGGCTGCGTGGCGCATCTTCTGCGCATGCACTTCGCCACCGTGAGCTAACTTCTGTCCGTGGGCTTGCTGCTGCATCATCAGGGCTTGTTGTTGCTGGGCTTGCGCTTGCTGCAGCTCCATCTGTTTAGCGGCCATCTCCAGAGCGTGCATCTCTTGGGCTTGGGCAATCTCCTGCTGTAAGCGCATAGCGGCCACGGCTGGGTCTTCACCCATTTTGGCTGCGTTCTCCTGCGCCTTGAGTGACAACTCCTCAGCTTTAAACTGAGCGTCGCTCTTGGCCTTGAACGCCTTGATGTCAGCTTCCTGTTTCTTGATGGCAAGCTCTGCCTGCTGCATCTGCATGACGGGGTCCTGCGCCATCTGCTGGGCTTGCTGCTGTGCAGCCTGACCTTTACTCGCAGCCAGCAGCTGCTGTGCGCCTTGGGCAACCAGACGAGACAACATAACCTCGGCATCTTCTGGCAACTCTTCGTCGGGTGGTGGCAGTGGCACGCCAAGCTGCTCCTCGACTTTCTTGCGGTACGCAAACGCCAAGTGTTCTGCGACGTGAGCCTGAATCTCGGCCATCATCTTCTGCGCTTGTGGGTTCTGACCAATCTGCGCCATGAGCAGAGGGTCCTGCATCATGCTTGTGTGCACAGCAATGTGTGCGTCGTGGTCTTGGTAAATAAACGCTTTAGTGGGCTTGCCGTTTAAGAACGCCATGTTCTCAGACACAGGATCGCGTGGTGTCATGTCGTCTTCGGTCGGCACAAGCTTCTCAGCGTTCTTCACGCCCAGCACCTCAATCATCTGACGGTGCAACATCGGTAAGTCATAAATCTGCGGAGCGTGCTGCGACAACTGCATCACCGCTTGGTACTGCATGATGCGCTGCGCCATCGTTGAGCTGTTGGGGTCCGACACTGGGATCACGTCCACCATGTCGTAATCTTCTTGCTTGGCCATGCGGTCACCGCTGGCGGGGTCGAAGCTGTACTGATCTGGTGTGTAGTCACGGATGATGTCGCGCAACAACCGGAACTCTTGCTTCATGCTGTAGTGCACACGGGCTTGCACAGCAGACATCGTTTTGAGCTGGCGTTCCAACAGCGCCAATGTGGTACCTACCGGAGCATTTGCGCTCATGTCGCTGATGTTCATATCAGCAATAGAGCCAAGGCGTTTGCCTTCGTCCGTAATTTGGTTCAACAGCGCCAAGAGAACCTGTGATGGTTCTTTGTATGGCAGCGTCATGATGTTGTCT